CCGAGGTCTTGAGAGCGAAAAAGTCACCTGAGGCGTAGTTCAATGGATGATAAAAATTACGCATTGCGCGTGCTTGTTTCAGGAAATGACGAACAGAGGCATGCTGCATTTTTATTAACAGATAAGGCCGAACCGGAAGTTATTCATTTAGCTTGGCACAAATACCTGATGAAGCAAACAGTTCCAGTATTCAAAGCTAACGCCGGAGAATTTATTGACTTCGAATGCAGATCATTTAGCGAATACGAACAAGAAGAGATTATTAGCTTTATAAAAGTTCTCTGGAGAAGGAATTCTAGCACAGTACCATACAGTATAATGAACGATGGCACTGGAAGCTTTTTCAATCTTGATGGAACTATGCCTAAGAAAGACGCTGGCATGGGATTAACGTGTGCTACTTTCGTAATGAGTGTTTTTTCCATTCAAGGCTTTCCATTGATCGACGAGAGCACATGGCAAGCTCGCCCAGAAGATAAAAAATGGCGCGAAAAAATAATATCCAAACTTAAAGAAATAGAGCATATCGATCCTCAACATATCGAAAACCAAATAAAATATATCGGAATCTCGCCCCGATTTCGCCCTGAAGAAGTCATCGGATGCGCCGCCGACTATAACAATCAGCCACAAAACTTTTGTGGCGCAATAGGTTCCGGAGAAAAAGTACTAAGAATAATGCGTGAGGCAGGATTAATCACAAGTTAGGTGCATTTCATCACCCACAAGATGCTTATCGAGAATGTAGATAAGCATCTCAATGGAAAAACCAGTCCTCGACCCCATCCATCTATCGATTAAATTTTATTATTTCATCCCCAAACCAATCATTAACTTGACTCATGCGAGCCTGTATCGGTTCTAACTCATTAGTCGCCCATATCTCCATCGCATCTCGAATTGACCCGAACCCTCCAGCGTTCTGCGGAACAATCCCCATCAACTGCGGCGGAATCCGCAGGCTGGCCAACACGTCATCCCGTGTCTGATTCTTGATCGAGTTGAATTCATCCTTCGCCGCCACCTCGCTCACTGGGATCAGCTGAATTCCGTCCTTCTTGCCGGTCGGCGAATAGACGAACGAATTCCGGAAATTGCCTGGCCCCTTCGATTCCTTCAGCGCCTTGCGCAACGCATCAATATCAGCCTCAGTCTGCGCCGCATCCGTCATGTAAAGGATGAACCCGGCATGACTCCCGTTCTCGTAATATTTCCGCCGAAACAAAGTCGCCGACTCATTCAACAACGCCGACTGCAAAGCGCTGCTCCACTCCGGCAAGCCATAAATCTCTTGGTGCAGATCCGCCTCCCGCAGACGGAGAACGCTGTCCGGCTCAAACGCGTGTTCATCCTTCCACCCCCGCACCTGGTAAAACTGCCCGTCCGGCCCGGCGCGCATATACTTGGCCAACGGTGTTTCTAATTTGCGTACCCCGCCCAACCGCGAACGCCGCCCCTCAAAGTAACCATTACCTAAGCACAGAAAGTCCAAAGCAAACTGCTCAAACGAAGCCCGCGACAACAGCGGATGCGGAATAAATGTCTTGCTCAACAGGTTCCGCTTGAACATTAACCCCGAATGCAAATGCACACTCGCCCCCACCGACCGGGCCAGCCCGTCCAGCGACAGCGGCGGCTCATACCACCGCCCGTTGAACCAGCACTCCAGGTAATCGAACACCTCCCGGCCACCCAGCACCGGCGTCGGCTCGCCGAAGGAAAACACCTGAGTCCCCGCGCCAGTGGCGGGTGTCGTCGCGGGCAACGTCTGGCTGGCGAGTTGTTCGGTCATCAGTAAATCTCCATGCGCCCGGTGTTGGCAGTGGTCTGCCCCTCAAGCGGTTCGTGGTGCAATGCGTGAAAGAGCGCCCAGGCCAGGTCGGCGTGGCCAGTGTTGTCGTTGCGGCCGGCGGTGTAGGTGTACTGGCGTCCGCCAGCGGTGACGGTTTTGCGGATCGCCATCAGCGACTGGGCCATGTCGGTCCAGCCGGCATCGAATTCGAGCCGGCCCTTATGGATCACGTCGTAGGCCTTGAGTACCAGGCGGATTTTGACTTCGGGTGAGTAGCTGAAGGTGGTAACCGCCGGAAAGAACTGGCGCACCAGCTGGGCCACGCCGCTGCCCAGACCAGTTACATCGATGCCGATGTAAGTCACCCAGTAGCGGTCGCAGACGCTCTTGATGAACGCGGCCTGCGCGGCGAAGTCCATGCCTCGGAACTGGTGACGTTCGAGGATGCGGAACTTGCCACCCGGCACCAGCGGCGGCGCGACCACGACCATGCCGGAACAGTCGCCCGTCTCGGCCGGGTCGTAACCGATCCAGACCTGACGGTCGCCGAACGGGCGCATGGCGAAAGGTTTGTAGTCCTCGGCCCACTCCACCCAGCTGTCCACCATGCACGACTGCAACAGGGTCAGCGGGAAGATGCTCGCGCCGTCGTCGACGAACTCGCACATCAGCAGGTTGGCAAACGCCTCCGGGCTGTATACGCGGCGCAGCTCCTCGATATCGAACAGATCACAACCGCCCCGCTCCGCATCCAGAATCGTGACGATCTGCCGCCACAGCCGATCCTCGCAAAACCGCCCCTGCTGGAGCGCGCCGTGGGAAACGTCCACCTTCGTATGCTGCGCAGCAGGTTTGCCCTTGTTGAATCGCTCGCCCGTCCAGAAGGTGTACGCCTCATGGGCCATGCTTGACGGCGTGGAAAAGTAGGTCTTGCGCCACTTCTTGTGCATCGCCATGCCCGAGGCGACCTTATTCAGCTCTTCAAACCTGAACGTCCAGAAGAATTCGTCGAAGTAGAAATTGCCGTGGTAGCCCTGGGCAGTACGGGCGTTGGTACCGAGGAAAAACAGCTCGGCACCGTTTGGCAACACGATGGGGTCACCGGTCAGCTCGACGCCGATCACCTCACGGCAGAACGCCTGAATGTAGCCCCGGAACAGATAGGCCTGGTTCTTCGAAGCCGACAGGAAAATCTGGTTGCGCCCGGTCTCCAGCGCATCAATGAACGCCTCGCGGGCAAAGTAGTAAGTCGCGCCGATCTGCCGGCTCTTGAGGATGACGCGGGTGCGCTGATTGCCGGCGCGGTACCAGTCCTTCTGATAGTCGAAACAGCCATCGATGAACGCATCGCGCAGCAGCTCGATCTGGTCTTCATTAATCTCGTTTTTGACGGCTTTTTTCTTCGGCCCGGCGTTGCGTTTCGCCAAATTCGGGTTGAGATCGGTTTCGGTACCGCCACCCTGAAAGCGCTGAATCCGCGCTTGTCGCTCAAGCTGCCTGTGCAGCAGATCTATCTCCTTGAAGTCGCCGCCGCTTTTCCCCTCCTTGAGGATCAACTGCACCAGCCGCGCTTCCAACGCCCCGCCAATGCGCTCGACGTTGTCGGCCCGGTCCCACTCGTCGCGGGCCTTCCAGCTGTGTAGCGTTTTTTCCTTTTCGCCCGTAGCCTCGGCAATCTCGCAGACGCGCCAACCCATCCAGTAGAGAAACTTGGATTGTCGGCGCGGATCAATGGGTAGCAGTGCGGTCGTAGTCATGGCCGCGATGCTGCCGCCCATGCCGGCGCCTCAATAGCGCCGCCTTTTGTACCGCCCTTCCCCACAGTCCCGCCTCATTGCCGCAACTCGCGCGCATCACGACCATGCCCCTCATCGCAGGCATTCAGCGCCCAAGCAAAGAGGTTTCCCGCCATGAAGAAATTCCGCAGCAACTGGTTCCGCGTCGCCGTCGAGGGAGCGACCTCAGACAAGCGCACCATCAAACGCAACTGGCTGGAACAAGCAGCGAAGAACTTCGACCCAAGTACCTACGGCGCACGCATCTGGCTTGAGCATTTCCGCAGTCTGCTACCCGACAGCCCGTTCAAGGCATACGGCGACGTTCTGGCCGTGAAGACCGAAGAAGTGGACATCAACGGCCAAAAAAAACTGGCCTTGTTTGCCCAGGTCGAGCCAACGGCTGACCTGATCGCCATGAACAAAGCCAAACAGAAGATCTACACCTCAATCGAAATCGACGACAGCTTCGCCGATACCGGTGAGGCGTACATCGTGGGGCTCGGAGTGACCGATTCACCCGCCAGTCTCGGCACCGACGTGTTGTCGTTCTCGGCCCAGAAACCGGACGTCAGCCCGTTCAAGGATCGCCACTACTCCGCAACCTCGATGTTCACCGAGGCGCTGGAAACCGAACTGACATTTGAAGAAGTCGAAGATAAACCGAGCATCGGCGCTCACCTGCTCAGCACCGTGAGAAACCTGCTCAGCGGCAAGCAAAGCAAAGATGACAGCGAGTTCGCTCAAATCAGCCAAGCCGTCGAAACCGTCGCCGAGCATGTTAAGGATCTGCCCGCGCAAATGGCTGCCGAGAAGAAATTTTCTACAGGCCTGCAAACTCGATTGGATCAACTAAGCAAAGACTTCACCGAACTGAAGACCCAGCTCTCCACCACCCAAGACCCCAATCAAAAAACGCGCCCTCCGGTAACCGGTGGCGATAACTCGGTAGTGACTGACTGCTGATAGTCAGCCCCCGCCACAGCCCCGAATAACCAAGGACGACCCCCATGCGCAACGACACACGCGTTCTGTTCAACGCCTACCTGCAGCAGCTCGCCCAACTTCACGGCGTGAGCGACGTCACCACCAAATTCACCGCCGCGCCGAGCGTTGCCCAGACGCTGGAAACCCGCATTCAGGAATCCAGCGCGTTCCTCAGCTCGATCAACATCTACGGCGTATCCGAGCAGTCTGGCGAGAAGATCGGCATCGGTATCGACGGCACCATTGCCAGCACCACCGACACCACCGTGAAGGATCGCGAACCCCGGGACCCGAGCAGCCTGGACAATCGCGGGTACACCTGCACGCAAACCAACTTCGACACTGGCCTGCGTTACCAGAAGCTGGATCAGTGGGCGAAGTTTAAAGACTTCCAGGCGCGTATCCGCGACGCGATCATCAAAGCCCAAGCACTCAACCGGATCATGATCGGCTGGAACGGTACCAGCCGTGCCGCCACGTCGAACCCGACAACCCACCCGCTGCTGCAGGACGTCAACATCGGTTGGCTGCAAAAAATGCGAACCGAAAATGAAGCCCGCGTTATGGCCGAGGTCGCGGCGGGCAGTGGCAAGATCGAAATCGGCGGTGGCAAGGATTTCGAAAACATCGACGCACTGGTTGTCAGCATGGTCAACGAATTCATTGAACCGTGGTATCAGGAAGATACCGACCTGGTCGTCATCTGTGGTCGGCAACTACTGGCCGATAAATACTTCCCGATCATCAACAAAACACAGGCTCCGACCGAAACGCTGGCCGCAGACATCGTCACCAGCCAGAAACGCCTGGGCAACCTGCCGGCCGTGCGAGTGCCGCACTTCCCACCGAACAGCCTGATGGTCACTCGCCTCGACAACCTTTCGATCTACTGGCA